TCAAATGTATCACATACTACAGTTATTGTACCACTGGCATCGTCAGTAGTATGATAAATTAAAGGATTAATTTCTCTGCAAATTGCTTCTACTACTTCATCTAATGCATCGTCTTCTGCTCTTAGATCAACTGCTGTACCGTTTGCAATTTTAACTAAAATTTTGAAAGCGAATACGTGACCATTGCTGAAAACATTTCCGGCTGTGAATGCGCCTGATCCGTTTACTCTTGTTACTGCTACCATTTATCTTTCCTTATTAACTACAGCCGCAACTTGAGCAAGCCATTAGTTTCTTTTTACCTGGTGCGCCACACTTTGGACAGTCTTTTGTTTGGCCGCCTTCGTCAGTACCTTTTTTCTTAAACTGTGGAGGTACTACACCTTTCTTAGGCTTGCTTCCGCCTTTGCTTTTCTTGTCACCAGTCTTTTGATTTAAGAAAGCAGGCTTATCGTCATCAGTGCCTTTTTTACCATCTGGTCCTGCGCCCATAGGCATCTTCTTTTCAGCAAGTGCTGCCATTAGTGTTGCTTTGATGTTTTCAACAGCCATTGGGTTATCGCCATCTTGTGTAGCAGCGTATGATTTCTTCTTGCGGTTTAAGTCATTGCCATCTGGAATAGCATCGCTCATGTCACCGTACTGTGCATCAGGTTCGTTTGCATATTCTTCAAGATCATCTTCTGTAGCAAGTTCTTCACCGGTAAGTTTATCACCAATTTTGCTACCAACTACGGTCGGTACTGCTGCGCCCACTGCCCCGCCAAGTTTTGCGCCAAGTGCTGTGCCTGCTGGTCCAGCAAGACTACCTAGTGCGCCGCCTGCCATACTACCTAGTGAGCCAGTTGCTGCGCTTGCTCCTGGGATTGCTGCTCCTGCTGCCGCGCCGCCCAAAGCACCAATAATACCTGCTTTTAAATCTGTATCATCTGGATTATCATCATCGCCTGGAATTTCTGGATCATCATCCATTGCTGAACGGAACTTTTCCATATCGCCACGCATACCTAAACTTGGAGCACCAACTGGTTCTGCTGCTGACATGCCTGCGTTTTTCATCATATCAATAAGGTCAGCTACATGATCTTTACCACTAGCATTAATGCTTACATTCATTGACACTGGTTGTCCTGCATCTGCACTAGGCATCGCAGTTGGCATAGGATCTTCAGTCATTCCACATTCTTCAATGTGATCCATTGATTCAATTAATTTTTTCATATTCATAATATCAGCCTCCTACAACTGCTTTAGTGTTTTCTGCATCGCCAATATCCGACGACTCTCCAACTGGTGCGCCTTCTGCACCACTGTGTTCGTTTTCTTTGCGAGCAATTTCTAATTCTTTAAGTAAGTCCATTACGCGACTACCTGCTACTGAATCTTGTGCGCTTTCACCGCCCATATCTTCTTTGCCTAGCATTGCTTCATATGGAGCATCATCTTTAGTTTCTTGATATTCTTCTCTTGGGTCATTTGCATTACGTACAATAATATACGATTGATCAAGTCCACAACAACGTGCTATGTATTCTTGTAGCACTTGACTAGTAGTTGGATATTCAACTTCTGCTTCGAAGTAAGTAACTTCTGTGTTTTGTAACTGTGGAAAATCTAAAGGACGTTCTTGGATTGGTGTTTTCTTACCTGGAGTAATATTTACAACACTGTATTTCTTAAGGCAAGTTTCCATTTTTTCTACACACTCGGGTGTACAATCTGGTCCAGCAATACCAATTTTAAATTCGTATGTCTTTTTTGATTCAGTTAGTATTTCTTTAAATGATCTCATTGCGCAATGATCCTGTTCTATATGTATTATTTATCTTTATCAAGACCTTTTAACTTCTCTAATAGACTGTTCCTATCAGTAACTACGTAACCTTCTCCGTTTACCATTTCGCCGTCTATTTTAGAATTGTCTTTATCTAACTTTTCTTTTTTAAGTTGTAAGTCTACCATTTTTAATTTTTTGTCTAATTTAGCAATTTTAGCATCAAGTCCTGTTTTAAGAAAAGTGCCAGCTACTTCAAACACTCTACCACTATAGCGTTGTTCAACATTCATACCTAAATCCATTAAGTCTTCATATGCTGTCATAGCTTTATCTGCAACTTCATTAAGTTCTTTATCAGCCATTTCGCCTAGGCCTTTTACTTGCGGAAGTGCTGAACTAATTTTATCAAACTCTGCAATGTCACGCATAGTTTTATTAGTTTCTTCTATTTGATATTTTTGTTGTTCTTCTTCTTGGGCTTCTGCTTCTTGTATAATTTCTTTTGCGTCAGGTAAGTTAAGAAGATCTTCTAATTTTTTTGTCATGCGTCCAGTCCATTATATGCTACTATTATTTATCTTATTAGATGATGAAAATTATGATTAACACAAGGTTGATTGTGTAGTTTGTTAAGCTCGTATAAAAAGTCTGCATGTAAATGATGTTTAGTATCAAATACTGCAATATCTGCAACTTGTTCTTGTGTATATGCCCCTGCTTCCCAATACAGGTGTTGTCTAAAGTTTGCTTGCCATTTATGTTTACTGCGTTGCATTATTTTTTTCATCATACTATATGCTAAATGCATTTCTTTATAATTGTGTTCACTAACTACATAACTAAAAACAAAATTTCTTTTAATATCGGTACGACTAACGAGATATTGTATATTGTCCAATAAGCGACTCCATTCACCACCTAGTCTTGTAATACCTTCGTATGTTTCACGAGTGCCGGCATCAAAACTAATATCAAAGATTTTAATAAATTCATGACAATTAAAACTATTCCACATTTTTTCGTTTAACAGTATACCGTTTGTTACAATTTGTATTGCTTGTATATTTGGATATTTTGTCTTATCAAAATTAATTAAAAAATCTCTGTAAATTTTACTATAGATAGGATCGCCAGAACCTGTTAGCATTATTGTTTTTATACTAGATCCAAAACTTTGTTCAATCTCATCCTGTAACGCTTGTTTACGATTGTGTTCTGGAGAGTTTAATTTATTGTTAGGAACAACATTTAGTCTACAACTAGGGCAACGCAAATTACAACTTCTGTCTTGTCCGTACAAAATATTTTCTAATTTTGGCACTTTAGGGGGAGTAAAGTTTTTTTTATGTTTCATAAAACTAAACTGGTCTTTACGTCCGCCTAATACTTGGCTAATATCTGGACAAGTTTTATGATTGCAATAACGAAAACTTCCGTCTAACATACTATCTCTAATAGCTTTAGACTTTTGACTATACCATCCTTCTGTAATGGTTTTTGTTCCGTTTTCAGTAATATCTTCAGGAAGCCAACTTGGACAGCACAAGTATGCTTTATTTTCTTGTATATCTAAATAATTAAAAGGTTTAGTACAAACCCAGTTTTTTAGAACATCTTTTTTCACCATAAATATAGTAGTCCATTATATGCTACTATTATTTATCGTCTACGTCCGTTATGAAAAATATCTTGTTCAGTAACAATACGGAAGTATACACCTTTTTGTTTACACCAAGCTCTAGCTGCTTCCCATTTTGCTTGATTAACAACATAATGTGCTTGATTATGTTTAGATCTTCCTAACTTTTCTTTTACCGCTTGACTACTAGGCTTAACTTCAACTAGTTCAACACGTTGTTTTCCATTCTTATCAGCATATACAATAAAAAAGTCTGGCACATATATAGTTTGTTTACCAGTAAATGGGTTTCTGTAAGGGATACGTATTGATTCACTAGCCCATTGACTAACACTAGGATGTTCGTCACAAAACTTCATAAAGGTAAACTCCCAACCTGATCTATACGTCGGTGTTTTATTACCCATATATTTTTTAGGATTTTTTAGAGTGAATTTGCCTTGCGCAAAATGTGCCATATCATATTACAACATTTCTTTGGTCAAACAATTCTGTATCTGGTGGAGGTCTTACGAATCCAATTGCACTAGTTTTAGATCTATTTATATTTAAAATTTGTGCAACAATAACACTTAACTGCACATTAGTTACTCCTGACAATGTATCTAATAATTGTTGAACATTTAGTTTATCTATCTTAGCTTGTTGTAATATAACACTTGCGGTGTTTATTGCAGCAACTTTATCAAAACCTCTTTTTAAGAAATAACCAATAGTTGCATCTATTTCTTCAGGATTATATGCAATATCAGTTTCATAGAAATTCTTATAGTATTCTGGAGTTGGATCAGTAGACAGTGTTCTTGAATCTGAAGTAAATGTACTTTTGTTTCTACTCATTTTATTCTCCTAAATTAAAAATTTGATACTATTTGAACTACTTTAATATTTTCAACTCTAGCTAAGTCCAATACATCTGCTTCAATTGCCAGTCTTTCATCTACAGTACCATTATTATATGTATCCATTGTAACGCCAGGCAATACTCCAGTATTGAGTATTGGTGTAATAAGTTGTGCCATGTTAGCAGGAACTGACAATATTTCCAATACTGATGCTACTGACAGTGCAGGCAAATCTTCAGGATCTGCTTGATTGGCTGTTGTTGTGTTTGCTTGTGTGTCAACTGAAGGAAGATTAGAGTTGCCTGTTGCTGCATTAACTACTGCGCCAATTAATCCGCCAACAACAGCGCCGCCGATGGTTTTGACAAGAGGAGGACTTTTACCAAAAAGATTATTTACTAGACTATTGGTCCCAAGACCTATAAGTGCAGGAATTAACCCATTTCCACCGTCGCCAATAAATCCTTGATCTATTACGCCTAATGTACTAGGTTCTACATCATAACCAATTTCTGCATCACCAAAGCCTACAGGAGGATTTTGACCTACTTTACCTTTACTATATAACACGCCTTCGTATGCAACTGACATTGATGCTTCGTTAAATCCTCCATCAGTACTATCTACACCCCCGTGGTCCCATGCTGATAGCAATGGATTTATTAGTGTATATGCAAACCATTCTCGTCTTGCTAATTGGTATATTGTTATGTAACTAAAAAACGGAGTTCTTTTTTTGTTATTTAAACCGTAATTTGGCACATCGCCAAAATATTTGTCACGTTGTAGATATGCGGCTTGGGAACCAGTTGCAGATCTATTGCCGTCAGCAAAGTAGTATTTGTAATATTCTTCAAACATTGCACGTACTGCACCTAAGTTATCATCATGCAGTGTAATCCTACAGTCCTGATAATCTAAACGTGTTTGAATATTCTTTTTTCTGTTATATTGTTGTTTGTTTTCTACACTCGCTCTAAAACTTGGTAAGTCTGCAGATTTAACAAGAACACCTAATTCTTTTTGAAAACTAAAAGAATTAGAATTTACACTATTTCCAACTTCTGGATTTGGTTGTAACACCACATGATACATGTACTTTTGTTTAGGTGCAAAAGTAAAATTATTTTGTGTATAGATTTGATGTGCATGCCTAGCATCACGTAAGTGTGTGCCAGCAGTTAAATTAAATGTGAATAAATCTTTGATGCTCATACTAATATTTATCCTTAACTATTATATGCGCATATAAAGAAAAGCGAAGATTGATATCAATCAACCTCCGCTTTTTGTAACGCCAATCCTTGAAACTAGTTTAGCCAGTAGCTGTTGTTCCGCCAATGCTTCCAGCAGTAGCTTTAGCTACAGATTCACCAATACCAGAAATATCATCGCCGCCAAATTGTATCGCATTATCATAACGGATAGTTAATGATGTAGTTACTGCGTCACTTGTAGCATATGCTAATGTATTGTAGTTTGCTGATTCAATATAGCACCCTACTAGCTGGAATCTGTCGATTACGTTGGCTCCGTCTGTTCCGTTGCCGCCGTCTAAGATTTCAATTCTAGTTTGGAATTTGTATGATCCACTTGATACAGCACTTTGCTGTTCAAAGAAATCAAACTGTCTTTGAAGTTGTTGACCAATAATTTTTTGTACGTTATTGTTTGCATCTTCACGTAGTGTAAGTGTAATTGGTTCCCATGTATGCTTACCTGCAAGATATGTTCTTGAGTTATAAGCATCGATTGTCATTTGTTCAAATGATAAGTTTGGACGAGTTACGTCTACTACTTGTCTTGAAATTTCTCTTGTACCGTCTGCACCGCCTGTAGTGCCGAAGCTGTCAAGTAATACTCTAAAACGATACTGTAACTTAGGCATCAATAAAGATGAATTAGATCCAGAACCTTCTGTAGGTATACTAATGTTTTGTAGTGTTGTGATTGGCATTTTTTATAATCTCCTGTTACACATGTATTTATGCTATTTTGGGTGGAGTATTTCATCCACCCATTAAGTGCGCATATTAACCTAGTGCAGCAATCTCCCCAGTATTCTTAAGTCTTAGCGGAATGTAAATAAATTCAATCGCTTTAACTGGTTCAATAGCTACATCTAAGTACAGCTCATTACGATCGATTCTAGCTGCTGTATTATTTGATTCGTCACATACAACTAAGTAATCATAAACGGCTCTTAGTGCTACTAATTCTAACAACAATGCATCTGCTGCTGCTTTAATTTGATCACGTGTGATCTTGTCATTTGGTTCAAACAAGTATGGTTTTGCTAGTAGCTCTAGCTGTCCACGTAAGTAAACAGTTAAACGTGCTACGTTAACTCTATCCAATGCACTTGCGTTTCTTGCACGAGTCTTTTGTCCAAATACTACTAAACCTGCACCACTTAAGAATGTAATTGGGTTAATTTTATTTGAATAAAGTGTATCACGCTGTCCAGTGTTTAGTGCTACTGAAACAAATTCGCCTTCGCTATTAACATAGCCCGAACTTGTAGCGTTGCTTACACCACCGCGTCTTGTACCTGCTGGAGCAAACCAGGGGAACGCAACTTGGTCGTTAAGTATAATAGTGCGTAGCGCCATGTGTGATGCTGGAACAACAATGTTATTACCAAAGTTATCACTTGAAAAGCCTGCGCCGTAGTACATAGCCATGTACTCGTCAAAGCTGACTGCACCATCATCATTATCTTCAACAGCAAGTCTAACGTTAGTTGCCCATTCATTTAATGAAGTTGCATCTGGTGTTAAACGGAATGGTGTGTCACCTACCACAAACGATGTTAAACGTCTATCTGTGTTTAGTGTAACCATTTCACCAATTAGTTCAGGATAACCTGGTGTTGCCATTAAGTTAAACTGACGTGACTCTTCGTCGCGTATTTCTTGGTTACTATTTACTAGTGCTTGTAACGCTTGTACAACACTCTTGCGTTGTGCATGACGTCCAAATGTTCCTGAACCGTCTTCGTTATTACCTGAGTCTGTTACCCAACGGTGTGGATAGTAATTAGTTGTACTTAGATCTCCGTAACGTCCGTTGGTTCCGTTAATATCTACATGGTTACGCTCAAAACGCTTAACATTGAAGCCACTTCTGCGTGTGTTCCATAACAACATACCTCTTGGATATAATGCTGGGTCTGGAGCATCTGGGTCTAAGTAATCACTAATAAGCATTTCTGCAATAGTAGCATCTGGTGCTACTGCTGCTGTGCCGC